TGCGCGTTCCACGCTGTGTACGCACTGCGCAGCACGGATCGACCGGACGGCTCGTTGGCGACAGACGTTGTGCGGAAGTGCAGGATGCGGGAATACGGCATAAACACGTTCTTCCGCGCCGCAATCTGCCAGACGCCGAGAATGTCGCCGCTGTCGGTCGTCTCGAAGCGGTCAATGGTGTAGGCGGCGCGACTGGCGAGCTTCTTGATGCGGATCATGCCGTCATCGTCTCTGCGCGGCACCATCTCGAAGACACTGAAGCCGTATTGCAGGAACGTCAGCACATCAGCGATGAACTCTTCCCACGACTTGTCGTCCATCCCGTGCATGACGGACTCGACGAACTCTTTGTCGGCCTCGTTGTCGGCCTCGACCCGCCACTCAACGGATCGCAGCATCATTGTCATGGCGGTGAGGATAGCGCCGATGATCGGATCGTTCTCCGACATCTCGCGGTATTTACGGATACCCTGTCGGCCACGCAGCTGGACAACAAATTCATCGCTCCGAATACCCCAGTCTGGACGGGTATCGGACGCTACACCAAGTTCGTTGTATGGGCGGGCCATCAGGTCATCCTATCTTGCTGGCGAGACTATAGGTCAATCAAGCCACTTTGAAAACATTCGCCTTATTCTCGCCAACTATGGACAAACTCGGCGTTTTCTTCTTCCGGCGTGTGCGCTGCGCAAGCTCGTTGAACGCAGACGATGCGGCGTCCACTTGGTCCTTGTACTTCGACTTCGGGAAGAACCGGAGTTCATCGAGGAAGCTCTTCGTCCATAGGCGCTTCAGGACGCACACCTTGCCGATCTCAATCTGAGAGGCGAACGGCTCTGCGCGAAGCTCTTTCGAACCCGACTGCGCCTCGGCCTTCGCTGAATACCCAGCCAGCATCGCGATGATGTCTTCGGACTGCACCTTACCGGCCTGACCGGGATCGCGCGGCACGATGATGTGGGTGCTCGTGCCGTCCTTCTCCGCAGTCTGGTCGATCAGCTTGCGCACGCCGCCACCGCCCAGCTGCTCACGGACGACGTCGGTGATGTAGAACTTCTGCGTCTTCACGCCCCACTGCATCTTCACGCCAACGGTGAAGGCACCTGCACCCTCGCTGCCGGCCAAGTCCCATGCGCGGACGCTGATGTACTCGTCCTCGTCTTCCGGCAGGGCGTCGATCAGCTTGATGTTGTCCATCTGGAACAGACCGCCTTTACGCGGCACTGGGTGCTGCTGCATCTGCGCGGCTGTCGCGTATGATCCCATGTTCTTCTCAAGTTGGGTCAGTTCCACCAATGGGAACCGCTTCGCCCACATCAACTCACCCTCTTTGGTGCGAGGATCGGTCCAGCCGATGGACGTCGTCTTGCGGTAGGCCTCTTCCCAACGCATTGGGATGCACAGGTGGTCGTAGCCCATCTCAAGGGCGGTTGCGGTCACATCCTCCTCGTGGACGCGCTGCATGATCACCACGATTGCGGAGTTGGCGAGACTGTTGAGACGGGTCTGGGCCGATTCAACGAACCACTGCACCGCCTCGTGGCGTTTGGCGTCGGACTCAGCCTTCGAGACGTCGTGCGGGTCGTCGATTACGAAGATGTCACCACGGTAACCAGTGGTCGCACCGCCAACCGAGATGGCTCGCATGACCCCGAGTTTGTCAGTTGAGAAGTTGACCTTTCCGGCCTCGTCAGCCGAAATGCTGATGCCGAAGTTGTCGGAATACCATTTCGACTGCAGAATGCGCCGCGCTTCGACGTTGTTCCTCTCAGCGAGGCTCAAGGCGTAGGAACTGGACAAAAATTTGTAGTGGGAGTGGTGCAACCATGTCCATGTCGGCCACATGACCGATGTGAGTTTGGATTTCATCGCACCCGGCGGGACGTTGATCACAAGGCGTTTGATATCGCCGTTTGTCACCGCTTCGAGATGCTCACAGATTGCATCTACGACCCATCCCCATGCCAGTGGGGTGCCGGGTTCGATGATCGGCCACGCCTGTTTGACGTAATCCCGCAGTGATCGTCGCGCCAATTCCGCCTTGATCTTCTTCAGCGTCATTGGCGCTTTGGTCAGTACGGCTCTCGGGTCATTCTTATCCATACCGACAATGTAACGCAAAAACTCTTGCCTGATAAGAGGGTATTATCAGACCTTTTCGAGCGTTATTTCTAGCTTCGAGGCTAGTTTTTCGATAGTTTTTTGGTCAACGTCTATCGCCTCAAGAGCAACGGCATATCGCTTGACCCAAGACCTAAGCGTAGACGCCGCCTCGTTTCGAAACTCCATCATCGACTTTTCGTCTTTTGGGTCGAAATGGATGTAACCACCCCCGTTCGCTCGCATAGACATTGGCGAAATCATCGAAGGGTAATTTGTTTCTCCCTGCTTTACCGTCACAGACTTGGCTTGAGACGGCGCAGCGCTGAAGCTGGCAGTGATGCGCAGACCACTCGCCATGTTTCTGGCAAGTGAGATGCGGTGATCACGAGCGGCCTCTTGGTCACTCATGCCGTAGAACCACGAATAGGCTATGTGATCCGGTTTTTTCTTCAGCCAATCGACGAAGGCACCTGCGATAAACAGGTTCTGCCCCGTCTGCCGCAGATAGTCGTCAATAATTTCCTGCCTTTGAGCCTTTGTAAACTTACTCATTTCTTATCCTTTCTAGTGTTTTGTGACCGCCTCGCCAAACCTTGCCTTGACGCGCCTCATCGGACCATACCTCGACCGACTCACCAGACCTCGCCGGACCAAACCTTGCCTTGACGCACCCAACCTAAACTTACCTCGCCAATCCGCACCTCGACCGCCATGCCTAACCAAACCATGCCGTGCCTCGACCGCCTCACCAAACCACACCTCACCTAAACTTGCCGAACCTTACCGAGACCGCCTTGCCACACCAGACCAGACCGCGCCCTGCCACGCCTCGACCGCCCTGCCCCGCCACGCCTCACCCAGCCCAACCCTGTCATACCCAACCGTAACCGCCTAGCCGCACCTCGCCGCACCTTGCCTCGCCATACCATAACCGCCATGCCAAGCCCGACCTTACCTAACCGCACCGCACCTCGCCGCGACCGCCATGCCACGCCAAACCCAGCCTAACCCTACCTCGCCGAACCGCACCCAGACCGCCTCGCCCCGCCGCGCCCCGCCGGACCGAACCGCACCGCACCACGACCGCCATGCCTTGCCGCGCCGAACCCTACCTTGACCGCCATGGCTGACCACGCCCCGCCTCACCCCACCAAGCCACACCTCATCAAGACCGCCTTGCCTCACCGTGAACGACTATTTTAAGGACCGCCGAACGTCCGTTTGGGCTTACGCTGCGCGTTTGGCGCGTTCGTCCAGCAGCATCTCGTAGAGTTCTTCGGTGTCGAGATCAGCCATCTCGGGGTTCTCCATCGCGTGTTGCTGCACGGCGAAGCCTTCCTGCTTCACTTCTGCAACGTAGTCCGCGAAGTCGCCACCGTCGTCACCAGTCACTGCGAACGTGCCGTAGGAGCCGCGACCCTTCTCTTGACGGAAGTCACCCAGACCGACGATCACACCGGCGTTGGAGAGGAGAGAAACGACACTGTGGGTCGATAGTGTCGGGCTGACGAACGCGATATCCACCTCTGCAACCCAACGCGGCAGGAAGGCACGGGTGCGGATGTCAGGGGTTTTGTTCATGTCTGCAGAACGCACGACGTCCATCTTCAGATAGGGCTTACCCCAGATCTTGATCTTCTGTTCCGGCAAAAAGATCAGGCGCTGTACGCTGGTCTTCGTGACACCTGCTGTCTCCAGCGCCGCCGTAGCCATTGCGCCTTTCACCGCAGGGGCAGGGAAGCACAGGTGCGTCTCGCCCGAGTTTGTGCGGTACACACTGTCCCGAAACTCCTCTTCGGGATTGTGCTTGATCTCTTTGCGCTCGGCTGCGGTCTTCTTGCCACCGCCAACCAACAGAGAGCGCTTTGCCTTTGCGCCCATCGCATTGAAGTAGAATGGTGTCTGACCGACGAGCGTCAGACGGATACGACCCTGCTTGAGAGGATCGATTGTGAGGGTAGTTTCGGCTTTCTTGACAGCCATTTGGTGTCTCCTTGACGTGAGACACTGAGAGAGTCTAACAGATCGTCAGACCAACCAGTGACGTGGTTGCGTTTAGAGCCTGAGTTGAGACTGCCATCTCGCTCAGGCTTGTATTTTTCTAGCGTACCTAAATTTCTTTGTAAACCATTTTTCTTCACACACATTAAATTTCTACAACATGGTACAGATTGTTACTGTTTGGCACGGTCGTCCTCACCCACACCCCTCTCCTCGTAAGCTATGAGGAAGGCAACGCAGCATCCTGCATGCCATAGGTGTGAGTAGGAGGTCTCGTCATCGAGTTCGCCGAACAGGAAGCTCTTCGTTGTCGGCCCTTTGCCGCCCCACCATGCCCACATGTGGCGCATCATGGCTGCGAAGACGCGGGACCATCTCATGCCCTTCTCCCAGTTGCGATCACCGTACTTGTCGGCCCCGTAGGTCAGGATGCGACCAACCGCGAACAGCAACTCGGGTGGGATCAAGTCCATGCGGACTTTGCCCTCGTCGAATTTCTTACCCTCCATCACAGCCTCTCCACGATCATAACATCGGCCTCGTAGGCCATTGAGCGGGCAGCGTTGAAGCTCTCAGCGAACCTCTCTGCCATCGCGGGGTCGGGTGTTGGGTGGACGACGGTCTTCACGCCGGCCTGTATTAGCAGGGCCATGCACTGCGAACATGGTGGGTGCGTCACGAACACCGTTGCACCTTCGGTCGAGGACGTTGCGTTCAGCACCGCGTTGACCTCTGCATGCACAACGCGGCGGTACTTCTCTGGTCTATCGTTGTAGAGTGCTGGGTCGTCGCTCGTGCCACGCGGGAAGCCGTTGTAGCCCATGCCAACGACCTGTCGGTCACCATTGACGATGACGGCACCGACTTTGGACGACGGGTCTTTCGACCAGGTGGCGATGTGCGTGGCGAGATTGAGAAAGCGATCCGACCATTTGCCTGTTAGTGATGGTGTCA